AATAAAGGGCTTCATTTGTATTTTAGCCTTTTAGCTCAAGACCTAAACAAAGCTGGATACGACCAACTCAGCTTTCCCTGGAAAGAAGGGGCAAAACTAGAATGGACTCAGGAGTCTGTTAAGCAGAATCTTTGGAAACCAATACAAAAAGCAATGTTTTCAGAAAGCATGACAAGTAAGCTAGAAAAAAAGCAAGTTTCTGAAGTTTACGATACGCTGTCTAAAAATCTAGCAGAAAAGACAGGAGTAACAACAGATTTTCCTAGCCAATACAAACAGGAGCTTTATGGTGATTCCCTTAATAGCGGCAGCGACTAAAACAGGGCAAGTTTGTTTTGTTACCTCCACAATACAAGCTGTAGAAGTATTAGAAAACCAAGTGATTGTTTATAGCACAACCTTTCCAGAAGGCATAACAATAAAAGAAAGCTATGACTCGTTTGGAGTTCGTTTGCTAAAAGCTTTAACAGAAACAATTGTAATAGAAGATTTAGAAGAAGCTCATGCCGAGCTTCATTAAAGGGAGAGTACGATGGAAGAAGAACGAAAAGAACTAGAAGTAATGAAACTAAGACTAATTCATGACAGATTAAAGCTTGAACAAGAAAAAGAAAAAGTCAGAGAAGACAGACCAAACATTCACACGCCAATGTGCCTAACACAATATGGAAGTCTGCATTTAGAAGACTGTGAGGGTTGGGGCAAAGTAGAATTAACGGCAGATTTTTTCGACAAACTGGATGAGGTGGTAGCGCTTGATATTGTGACAGATTGGATATTTGAGCTGCAAAATTTAAGACATGACTTGCATGCCAATTTATATCCAGAACTAGCTGACAAACGTGTAGAAATGCTGTTTGACGAAGATTGCAAAAACAATGGAGAGTGTAATGGCGAAACATAAATTAAACACAATACAAAGAATAACCATTACCAAAATGGTAAATTCATTAACCGAAATCCTTGAAAGAATTGCAGAAGAAAGCGACGTTACTTTGCGTGATGTAACCAGGCTAAGACAAATGAAAAGCGACCTTATATCAATAGGAAGGCTAGACACTGGCTTTTGGGTTAACGATGACAATCAGATTTATAGGGATTCACAAATATATTGTTTAGAAGAGAGCGAGCTTGCTTATGAAGTTGCCTACGAAAAAGCGCAAAAAACCAAAAAGCATGGCAAAGGTGGTAAATGAAGCCGCGGAACTTTTACAAAAGCTAGTTAGATTAAAAGCTGCTGACTCCAACGGTTACGTGCAATGCGTAACCTGTGGAGTGCAAAAACCCTGGCAAGAAATGCAAGGAGGGCATTTCATATCCAGGGTAAAGACGGCTCACAAACTCTTAGAAGAAAACATCCACCCGCAATGCGGAAAATGTAACGGATACCTTAGAGGCAATATGGTGGCTTACACTCTTTTTATGGAAGATATGTACGGACGTGAGTTTGTCGAGCATCTACTAGAAACACAAAACCAGACCAAAAAATATACAAAAATAGAGATAGAAGAGATAAAAAACGAGCTAAAAACACAAATTTCTTTATATATTTAACACTTTTAGGTAGCAAAAGCTTTACATTGTTAGTTCTTTACCTGTATGCTTAAACCATAGCAATAATGCTTATCAGGGAGAAAAAACATGGCAACAAGAGCAACTTACCAATTTAATAAAAAAGATTCAGAAGCAGTAACAATTTACCATCACTGGGATGGCTACATTGCTGGAGCTGCTGCTCTTTTTATGAATGCAACAAAAAATGGCGGCGAAAAGTTAACTGCTGAGTCATTTTTAGACGCTAACGAAAAAGCAGAGATTACAAAAAGCCACCAAAGTCATGGCGATGCTGAGTACCGTTACACCATCAACGAAAGCACAGGCAATGTACACATAAGCGTACGAGAAGGATGGCAAGACCCTCAATGGTTGCATGTTGCAGTGGTTCATTTTTCAGCGTTTCTTCATGAGGATAACGTAGCAATCATGGAGAAAAGAGAGGCAGAAGCTAGAAAGGAAAGCCAAAAGCCTGGAAAATACAGTGCGACTTTAACCTTTATCGAAGGAAGGCTGGAAAGAGTGAGAAAAAGCTTACAGGCAGACAATAAGCTGTTAAGCATGCAAGTTTGGGACAGTGAAAAGGAGGCAGTCTTCTATGGCTAGCAATGCAATGATAAAAGTAGCCTTTCTAATAATCACTACCTTTGCTATACTGTTTGTAGGGACTTCAGACTTTAAAGAAGAGCAAAAAATGCAAGCGGTTTATATTGATAACGTTTGCAACAAAGTCTGGCCTGATTACAAAGAGCTAAATCCTAGCTGTGAGTGAGGTATACATTGAGAACTGCCGACGTTCAGTTATTAGGAAGATTGATAACTGGCATCGGCAGGGACTTAGTTATACACAGATAGCCAAAAAGCTAGGATATTGGCATTACCAGACAATAAACAGGTACCATAGAGTTTATGAAAAATACGGCGAAACAGTCTTTGCACAAGACAAGCGTAAAACAAGAAAAAGTAACAGACCTAAATCCGTACGAAAATAACCCCAGGGTACACACTCCGCAACAAATAGAAATCATAAAGCAATCAATCTTAGACTTCGGATTTACTAACCCCATTCTAATTGACGAGAATAAAACCATAATTGCGGGACACGGCAGACTAGAAGCAGTCAAATCATTAGGCTATGAAAAAGTGCCTTGCATAACGCTAGCCCACAAAGACGGTAGACCCTGGACAGAAGAAGAAAAAATGGCATACGTTATCCTGGATAACAAAGCCGTAGAAGAGAGCGACTGGTCGGAGAAAAAGCTATTACAAGAATTGATTAAGCTTCAGCTATCAGGATTTGATGCTTTAAAAACAGGTTTTAGCTCAGATGAACTTAATAAGCTATTTGATAACGAGCAAAGCAAAGACATTATAGGTGCGGTTCCTTTTTCGGAGGAGCTTGGAGAATCTAACAATTACATAGTTTTATATTTTGACAACGACATTGATTGGCTAAGTGCTAAAACTCATTTCAACCTACAAACAGTATCAAGCAAAAGAGCTAACGGAAAACCCTGGAGCAAAGGAATTGGCAGAGTTATAAACGGAGGAAAATACCTTACAGAGCTAAACAGTTGAAAGTATTAGTGCCTAGTTATGGGCGGCCAGGCTTAGCCACAACAATGGAAGCAATAGAGTGTGCCACAATAGTAGTCCCAGAAAAACAAAAGCAAGAATACGAAAAAGCCTACCCTAAAAGAGTAACAGCAATACCTAATAACCAAGACGGAAACATCTCAAAAAAAAGAAACGCATGCCTTAATCTTGCAAAAGAAGGCGAATTGCTTTGGATAATAGACGATGACCTTATAAGCGCAAAAATCATAAAAGGCACAGAAATAACAAACATAGATGAGTTGCTAGAAGCGCACTATCAATTAATGGAAAGCTGCAAGGCTGATTTTGGAGGATTTGCTATAACCAATGATCCAGGAAAATACAGAGAATACATGCCATTTAGTCTTTATAAGCCGAGTTATGGTGCTGTATGCATAAGGAATATTAAAAAAATACGTTATGACGTAGAGCTTACCAGATATGAAGACTCAGACTATTTTATGCAAGTGCTTAAAAACAAAGGGAAAATATTACGAGACAATAGGATATTTTTAAAATTTCAGTGCAATGCAGATGTATCAAAGATAAAACAACAAGGCGGCATAGCAGGAAACGAACAAGCCCACAAGGTCGCTTTAGACAAGCTGGTTTATAAATGGGGTAGCTATATAAAAATCAAAAACGGCAAGATGAGCGGAGTTAAGACTCCACGTGGTTAAAAATGAAAATTATATCACCTAGCTACAAAAGGGCAGAAGCAGTAAAGACTCACAATCTTATTGAAGACGTAACGTATGCAGTGCATGAGTTTGAAGCAGAAAAATATAAAAAAGAAGGGCACCAGGTTATAACTTTGCCAGATTCAACAAAAGGAAACATACCTAATGTAAGGAACTGGTTAATAGAGCAAGAATACAGCGATACAATTATTTTTATAGATGATGACATAGAGTCATTTAATTATTGGCAAATGCAAAACCAAGAAAAATTATCAGGCAAAAAACTAACAAACCATATAGAAAGCATGTTAGACCTTGCCAAAAGCTGGGGCGTTAGCTTGTTTGGCGTTAACCCCGCTGCAGACAAAGGCTCGTATAGAGAATACACGCCATTTAGCACCACATGTTACATATCTAGCTCATTCCAGGGTTTGATTAAATGCAAACACAGATATGATCCAAAGCTGCCGCTAAAAGAAGACTATGACCTTTGTATACAGGTCTGCAATAAAGAACGAAAAATACTTAGATTTAACCAATATTCATTAACAAAAAAAGACCATGGCAATATGGGTGGCTGTGCAGATTATCGAACTATTGAAAGAGAAAAAGAGCAATTTGACTTATTACAAAACAAATGGGGTAGCAAAATCGTACAACAAGATAAATATAGCAAGCAAAAATATGATATAAACCCGATAATTAAGATACCAATTGCTGGCGTATGAAAATAGGAAGACAAGGCGAAGGTGGCGGCAGACCACCTAAGACATTAGATGAACAGCAAATCATAGAATTAGCGGCCCTTTCAGCAGTATTAACTAAAGGGCAAGTAGCTGATTATTTTGGAATAAGCGAAAAAACATTGCGAGCCATAGAAGAAAGGCAGCCGGAAGTTTCTACCGCTTATAAAAAAGGGAAAGCAAAACAAATAGCAAGCATGGGTTCTAACCTAATACAGCTAGCTAAATCAGGTAATGTTACGGCAAATATATTTTACCTAAAAACGCAAGCTGGATGGAAAGAGACAGAAGCCGACCCTGTTGAAATACCCCCTATTAATATAACCGTAGACCCTAATGCACTTAACGCTCCCGCAGAGTGAAATATTTTGCCACGATGCAAGATTCCGCACAGTTGTAGCAGGGAGAAGATTTGGCAAAACCTTTCTGGCAGTAGGCTCTATACTCCAAGCAGCAGCTTCCGATGCTAACAAGAATGTTTGGTATATCGCTCCTACGTATGGGGCTGCAAAAGAAATCGCATGGCAAATGCTTTTAGATTCTATTCCACAGGAATGGATAGCAAAAAGCCATGAAACAGGATTGAGCTTGAAATTGCTCAATGGCTCAACAATAGCTTTAAAGGGAGCAGAAAAGCCAAATAATTTGCGAGGAAGGGCATTGGACTTTGTGGTGCTAGATGAGTTTGCCGATATGAGGCCAGAAACCTGGTACGAAGTAATCCGACCTAGCCTATCAGATAGAGAAGGATCTGCTATATTTATCGGAACCCCTAAAGGAAGAAATCACTTTTACGACTTATGGACAAAAGGAGCAGACCGAAACGAAGGCTGGGCTTCTTTTCAATACACTACCCTAGATGGTGGAAATGTACCAGAAACAGAAATAAATCAAGCCAGGGAAGATTTAGACGAAAGAACATTTAACCAAGAATACGACGCAAAGTTTGTTAATTATTCTGGCATTATTTATTACTCATTCAACAGAGAACAAAACGTAATTGAGCCGAAGCAAATAAAAGCAGATGCTATATACATAGGAATGGACTTTAACATCGACCCAATGTGTGCAGTCGTTTCAGTAAGAGACGGAAAAAACATAGAAATCCTGGACGAAATAGTAATGTACGGCTCTAGCACAGATGAGATGGTAGACGAAATTAAAGCGCGCTATCCTAAAAAGCATGCTATTATTTACCCAGACCCAGCGAGTCGACAAAGAAAAACCTCTGCTGCGGGGCGTACTGATTTGTCTATTTTGCAAAATGCGGGCTTTGAAGTAAGAGTCAGAAGCAAGCATTCAGCAGTGAGAGACAGGATCAACGCGGTGAACTCTAAGCTATGCTCGTCTAAAGGAGAGCGTGGCTTGTTTGTTAGTACCAAATGCAAAAGAACTATTGCATCCCTGGAAAGACAAACTTATAAAGAAGGGACGAGCCAACCCGACAAGGAAGGAGGACACGACCACATGAACGATGCTCTGGGCTACCTTGTCGATTATCTCTACCCCATTAGAAAACAATTCGAGGCTCAAGAGCCTACACGATGGACTTAAGATATGGACACAAAACTTGAATATGAGCACCCAGACTATCAAGCCAATAAGTATCGCTGGGAGTTCTTTTTGCGTAGTTACATGGGTGGAGAAGATTACCAAGACGGATCTTATTTAACCGCATACACTAACGAACACAAAGACGATTACAGCAGACGAATTAAGCTCACACCACTGGATAACCACTGTAAGAACATAGTCCACATATATTCTAGCTTTCTGTGGCGTGTCCCGCCGATTAGAAACTTCAACTCATTAGCTGGCAATCCAGCACTTGAGTCATTTATGGACGATGCTGACCTAGATGGTCAGAGCTTCAATTCATTTATGCGTGAAGCTCATATCTGGTCTAGTGTTTACGGACATGTCTGGTTAATGATGGACAAGCCAAAGTCAACAGCGGGGACTAGGGCAGAAGAGCTAGAGCAAGAGATTAGACCGTACATTACTCTTTTCACACCAGAAAACGTTTTTGATTGGAAGTGGCAAAGACACGAAAGCGGAAGATTTAGACTATCTTACCTTAAAGTTAGGGAGTCGGTTGAGAGAATAGATGACACCACGACGGTCGAATATTTCCGAATATGGACTAAAGACTTAATTGAATATTACCGATACGACGGAGATACAGCCGAAAAGTTAGACGAGGCTGAAAATCCGCTAGGGCTTATACCAGCAACATACTTACCAGCGGCTCGTTCGGTTGTTCGAGGCATTGGGCTTTCTGATTTGTCAGATATTGCCTACATGCAAAAAGCAATCTATTCAGAGCTTTCAGAAATAGAGCAGCTAATTAGAATCTCTAACCATCCTACATTGGTAAAAACCTTTGACACAGATGCAACTGCGGGAGCTGGCTCGATAATTAATATGCCGGAAGACATCGAGCCAAGTTTGAGGCCGTATCAGATGCAGCCCAGCGGACAAAACCTAGATGCTATAAGAAACTCAATTACTGACAAAGTGAATGCCATTAACCGCATGGCTCACATGGGTGCGGTAAGAGGGGCAAAAGAGGTAACAATGTCAGGCGTTGCAATGCAAACTGAATTTCAGTTATTAAACGCTAAGCTGTCGGAAAAGGCAGACATTCTTGAGTTAGTAGAGGAGCAGCTGTGGAGCATATTCGCAGCATGGCAAGACACCACATCAGACGTTGAAGTCTTTTACCCCGACTCGTTTGACTTAAGAGATTACCCCCAGGAGCTTCAATTCTTACAACAGGTTAAAGCAAGCGGTGTTAAGTCTGCTACCTTGCAAAAAGCTGTGGATGGAAAGATTGCCGACCTTGTACTTGATGACGAGGAATTACAAAAAGCTCATGATGAAATAGATGCGCAAACAACGGTGCTAGGACAATTTTCGCCAACTGAGGAAGTAGAAGCGCCGACCGATGGCACTGTCTGATAAAAACGTAGCTCTTTTAAAAAGGCTAGCAGAACAGCATAAAAAAAGAATTAGCGATGCTTTGCATGAGCTTGAGCGTCGTGTAGCTGCTTATGCTATTTCTGCTCCTGTAGATAATGAGCAGTTATTTGACTTAGCATGGTCGTTGCGCGCTCGTAATGATTTGCGGCAAATGATAGAAGAAACCTACCTGGCAGAAGTGCAATCAATTATAGAGGAATACCCAAAGATAGAAGCTAGCACAATGGCTATGCTAAAGAAGTTCGACAATTTTGTTGGTGTCGAGCGAGAAATGATAGCGGGATTGCAAACCTTATCTTTTAGGGGCTTTGAGGCTATAGCAAGTCAACAGCTAGAAACACTATCGGAACAAATGTATCAGTACACGCTTACAGGCGGCAGTCGTGCAGATATGGTTGAGAAGTTAAGGCAGCAGATTAACGGTGTTTACATGGCTTCTGACAAGGAAGAAATACAAAGGCTAGTTGAAATAGCCCAAACGTCCCTGGACGATAAAGAAGTAGAAGCTGCCGTAGAAAAGTTACACAAAGAGTACGCGGCAGACAGAACAGGGACAAACATGCGCCGTTATGCTACACAAATGTCACAAGACAGCATAATGCAATTTCATCAATCAATAAGCAAAAGAGTTGGCGAAGAGCTAGGTGTTACTAAGTGGCGTTATTCTGGAAGCATTAAAGTTAACTCAAGAGACTTTTGCAGAGCAAGAATAGAAGACGGAAGAATATACACTACAGAAGAGCTCAAGAAAATATGGCAAGGCACCTGGGGTGGCAAATCAGGCAGCGACCCCTGGATAAACAGAGGCGGGTATAACTGCACTCATGTGCTAGACCCTATAGTTGAAGATTAAGAAAAAATAAGCTAATATCCGAAAATTACTCTTTTTAGAGGTTCGCAACGTGAGCGATGAAGACACGGAAGTACAAGAAAAAGCGGAAACTCAAACCGAACAAATCGAGGAAGAAGCACAAGTAGCGAAAAAAACGTTTACTCAGGAAGAGCTGGACAAGATAGTAGCTGACCGCGTTAGCCGTGAGAAGCGAAAACATGAAAAAAGTCTTGACGGAGTAAACCTCGAAGAAGCCAAAGAACTGCTGAAGGCAAAGCAGGATGCCGATTTGAAAAGACAGCAGGAGCGTGGCGAATTTGACGCTATTTTGAAAAGTACAGTTGAAAAGAAAGATGCGGTAATTGCTAGCCTAGAGTCAGAGGTTTACACATTCAAAGTAGACTCAGCTTTAATGTCGGCGGCTACCAAACACAATGCTGTATCGCCTGACCAAGTGACTGCCTTGCTAAAAAACAAGGTTAGACTTTCAGACGATAGAGTTGCTGAAGTCATGGGCGAAGGTACAGACACGCCTAGATACAATGACAAAGGCGAACTTTTGACTGTTGATGAGTTAGTACAAGAATTTTTGACAGCTAACCCTCATTTTGTAAGAGCTAGTAGCGGTGGAGCTGGTTCGCAAGGGAATGCTGGTGGCACGACATCGAAGCCTCAAACGGTGGACGACATGCTTAAAACATGGACAACTGGTGGCAAAGAAGCCTACGGAGCCATGAAAAAAGCGAAACAAGCAAATTAACAGAGAGGCTTAAACGATGGCTGCATCAACAAGTTCAACATTAGACGACCTGTTTGCGAATATAATCGCTCAGGCAAGATTCACAGCAGAAGAACAATCACTTATGGCTGGCTTAGTGACTCGCTACGATATTGGCAGTCAGGCTGGCAAAACGGTTCAAGTGCCAAAATATCCAGCAGTAACAGCGGCGGCTCTTACCGAAGGCACAGATATGTCAAGCACTACAGTAAGCACTAGCTCAGTAACCATCACGGTTGCAGAAGTTGGAGCGCAAGTGGTTCTTACAGACCTTGCTGCTATGGGAGCTGGCGACCCAGCAAATGAATTAGGCACTGTTCTTGGTAACTCTATTGCTACCAAGATAGATACAGACCTTCTTGCTTTGTTTGATGGATTTAGCACTGCGCTTGGATCGGCTGGAACAGAAATCACTGTTGCAGATATATTCAAGGCGGCAGCAACCCTCAGAACTAACAAAGCTCAGGGCGACATGTTTGCCGTACTTCATCCTTATCAGGCGTATGCTATAAAGGCTGGCTTAACAAATACATTCGCTAATCCTAACGGCGGTGTAAAGCAAAACGAAGCTATGGTTAATGGCTACTGCGGAACACTGGCGGGTATCGACATCTATGAGTCTAGCTTGATTTCAATAGATGGCTCTGACGATGCGAAAGCTGGTGTATTTAGCAGAGAAGCTCTTGCCTTAGCAATGAAGCGAGACTTCCAGATTGAGAGACAGCGTGATGCTTCACTCAGAGGCTGGGAGTTAAATGCTACTGCCATATACGGAGTCGGAGAGCTAGAAGACACCTACGGCGTAGAGATGCTGTTTGACGCTGCACTATAACTCCTAACGGAGCTTCGTACAGCTAGCGCACGCCCCTCTCAGGAGGGGCATTCTCTACATAGGAGTCTCTTTTATGGCATTTTCTACGGATGCAGATTTACTAACCGTGGTGCCTGACATTCTCGACTTTGGGATTGATGGCTTCATGGATGAGCATGCTATTGCAGAAGCGGAACTGACTCGAGAAATTCGCAACCAGTGGTGGCATCGCAAAGGCATATCTGGCGAAATGAACGCCACACTTCTTACAAGCACACAATGGACAAAAGCTAATTCCT